GGCTCTGACTTTAATTAAATAGTTAAATACACTGTTGACATATTAACTACCCCTTGTTTAACACAAGGGTTATTGAAGGCTGAACCTAAAAATATACTAATCCACCCAGAGGGTGGTTCATATATAAATAGGAGGTAATTCGTCAAATTACCTGACCACCTTCGAAAAAGGTTGATTAGTTAACGATGTTTATGACACCGATGTACTGAATTGTACATATACTTAATCAGTGTTTAAGACACTGTCACACAAAGGGTGTGATTATTTTGTTTATCCGAAGATAACACAAGGAGGTGCTTGGAGGAATGTTAAACCTGCACCTGTTCCTAAAGCCTCAAGGACTTCACCGGTAACGATTCTGGTGCATTCAAAAGATGTCGAACTAGAATAATCTTCATTAATAATAAAGGTACGCTCTTTAAAACTTAATTTGGGGTAGTTCTTGAGGAGTAAACTGTTAACATCATCAGTAATAGTTGCTGGAGCAATGTCATACGTTGGAATCATTGGATGGCTAAAAGTATTACCTGTAATCATACATGGTCCTACTCTGTATTGGGTTCCACTTAAAAATTGTTCACTATTTTCATTATTAGTGGATTTTGAAATAGCTACGAATTGTGTAAATATGTCATCAGAACAAGGTAAGTAAGTAAGATTTGAAGGAGTAAATGGATGTCGTGTGGAAATTAATTTGCGGTTAGAATAAAAAGGTCGCTCTACTTCTAGAAAATTATTTATTTCGTTTTCAACTATCATTTCACCAGATATTGGTACTGCAGCTGTACTAGCTGGAGCAACAGCATAGTGTCCATTGTGCACTTCTCTTATTGGAAGTAATCCAGCTGGAGTATTCTTACGGAGGAAATTGGGACCAGTATAATTAGGTGCATGCAACAGGCGACACATCATGTAAGCTGGACCCACGGACATCATCTTATAACGCCTACCGCCATAAGCAAATCTGAAAATATTAGCTACTGCTTCATAATTTGATTGTTTATATCCTTTCAATGTATTATTGTGTAAAGACAATGTAACGCCACCTGGAGCAGTTTGAAGACTTATGTCTCTTTCTGAGCCATCTACATTATACTGGTATTCAACTGCTGAGTATTCAGTATTCATTACTGTGAAAGCAGGTGTTTCTACACATGGTACTGTTGGAGCTGTAAATCTATTTGCAATTTCTTTTAACGATATTATTTTCTCTCCATTACATCTTGACATATTATCATTTGCTGTTAATTTAGAACTTGGTGTTATTCTTAAGCTTGATTCACAATAAAAAGGTTCTTCAATAACAGGTGGATCTGCTAATCTAACATTCACACGAGGAACTGATAGTTCATAGTCATCTCCTGCGCTAATTGATACAAGTATTGGTACTTTATCAGCAGCAGAGGAAAGATAACCTAGTTCAGTAACTGCATAGAATCTTAAATATGGAGAATAACATTCTCTCCCAACTGCAACATAAGGTATTCTACTATCTCCTCCATAAGAATATGAATTATTTTTACTTCCACTATAATAATCAGTACTTTGTGTACCAATTAAAGAGAAACCAGCATTATTCATATATGGAATCTCAATACTGTAATAATTAGAACTACCTTCATGTCCATCATTTCCGTTCAGATCAATAACCATTCCATAATTCGTTGATAGAAGACTACTAATAGTAGTCTCAGGAGTTGGACCAGATAATCTATTATACGGATCAAAAATAACAGCAAACCTTCCATAGTGAAATTTAGTCTTAATAATTCTCAAACCAATTTTGATTGTTCCAGTATACCTACCAAATAAATTGCTAACATAATCAAAAGTACCCATTTGAATGGGTTTATTTACACTATTCTTAACAAAAACTCGTTTCGGAAAACATCTAACTTTACCAAGATAACTCTGATTTTCAGCATCAGTATTTTTATCATATATGATCTTCCCTATAATATTCTCACGTTTAAGAACGTAAGACAAATCCATTTCATCTTTATCATACGTCACAGCGTCGAATTTTGGTGGTGTTGTGTTATATGATAATTTTAATTCTTGAGAATTGTTAATACCTGACATGATATCACTAGCAGGAATACGCCTAATTATGTTATTTGATTGTGTAAAGAATTTTGAACCATCATCATAAGGACCAGGAACTTTTTCAGTGTCAATTGAAGGAAGAGATAATTCTACATTATCAAAGGAAGCAAAGGCGGTATAACTAACAAAATCAGCTGAGGAACTACTAAGAGGTGATTGTAAATTAAAGATTGCG